CCCATCCGCCCATCATCATGAACAGGAAGAACAGGACCAGGATAGACAGATCGCCTCCGAAAAGGCCACCCATACCGCCATTGTTGCCGTACCCGGTCGGGCCGACAAGCATCGTTGCGGGAATGCACCCGCCATTTTCATCAGTAAGAGCCATTTCTTTTGATTCCTTTCGATTTTATTTATCCTTCATCGGCTAATGCGCACTCACCGAAAAGAATCATGTTTAATGTGTTTTAATGTGTTTTAATGTGTTTCCAACGCACGTCTGCGTTGGACAACGCATCATTTCACGCTCCCAAAACCACCAACAGCAGGAAAAGCAGATGCCATGAGATCCGCCATTCGTTTTCCGCTTTCGGCCTGGGATTCGCGAAATCGGATATCACGCAGTTCTGATGACAGGATTGTGTAGTCATCCAGCGTGATCCTGTTTGCCGGTTTGTTGATAATGACCCGGATAATCTCCTCGATCTTTTCCTCAATCTGTTCTTTCATAAGGGTTTCTCCTTCTTGACTGTTATTTGACGGTCATTTGCCGCCGAGCATCCGGCGGAACTGCTGGGCCATCTGCACGGCCTGGTTGTACTGCTGCTGGTTCACCCTTCCGGTGCTCATCATCTGCTGAATCTGCTGGTTGGCATCCCCGCGGAAGGTCTGCTGAAACTGCTGGAACCGCTGCATCAGGTTTCCCATCGGGTTCTGGCTGAACATACTGTTGATCGGGTTATTCATCGTCATCGTCCTCCTTTACTCTCCGCCGTCTTTCGCCAAACTCGTCCCGGAGATCCCGGGCCAGCGTGTTCAGGTCGTCTTTTGTCGCGTACTGCACCTTGGCTGCCGGCTGGGCCGGCGCTTCCCCGCGGACCGTGAAGTCCAGGACCTTCATGGAAGGCATCCCGGAAGCGTCAGCGCTTTTGATGTAGATCACTCCGGCATCCGTATCCCACAGCTGCACCGTGCTGTTAGGCGCGACCAGGTAGCTCTTTGCCGCCGTCTCGCCCTGGATCTGGACAATACTCACCCCTCCGCCCTGCGGCTGCGGCGGCTGCTGCGGCTGCGGAGCCTGATACGGCTGCTGTGCCTGTTGTGGCTGGTACTGCGGATAAACTGGTTGATAAGTAACAGGAAACGCATTGTAATAAGCCATTTACTCCTCCTTCTGCCAGTAATAGACCGGCATCTCATTCGACGAGTCCCACGCGTCCAGGATCTGTCCATCGATCACCGCGACCACATGGTTCCCCGTTCCGACCACATAAACTCCTCTCGGGTGTTCCTCCGCGAATCGCTCCATTGTGTAGCAGTCCGGGCAGGTGTTCGGCAGCGTGTGCCTTGTGAATCCGTTCTGTCTCAGCACCGCACCCCACACTGTATTGCTGCTCGGCATGTCACCCATGAGAAAACCGTTGTTCGCGATCAGCGCATACGCCGTCTCCCAATCCGTGCCCAGGGCCGCAGCAACCGCGCGAACCGCGCAATCGCCCACCGCGCGCCCGGTCGGATTGGGATTATAGTTCCTCCATCTGTTCACGGCTCGACTCCTCCACGCTCTCCACATAAAGCTCAAAATCCCGCGGCCTGCCTTTGTACTGGCGCATCATGCACAGCGCCACCTCCCTGGTCATTCCGCAGTCAATCAGCCGGGCGATCAGTTGATTCATAATCATCCCTCCTTTGCCCATATTCTCGCCCATTCCAGGCCGCTTTTCGATGATCTGTCCGTGCGAGTTTCGTGCGAGTTTCGTGCACTTTTGGACAAAAAAAAGACCGCCGCAGCGGTCCATGGTTCAACTTGGTTCATCGTGGTTCATCGTGGTTCTTTTTTTCTCGCTCCGATATAACTGCCGTTTTTAACCCGGTAATCCGGATACTCGGCGTCAGCTGGTACAAACCAGTCCCTCCCGATTTTCCGGGCACCCGGAAGCGATCCGCGCCGGCACTTGTCCGCCACTGTGATCGTGGCCTTTCCGATATTTGCGGCATATTCCGCAATCGGGATCATATTGTTCAGGTCCATTTTCATCACCCTCTTTCCTCCTGTGTTATTGTTGCCTTTAACTGTTCCATGCCTTTACTGCAATGTCATAGCAATCTCCGCAAAAATGTAGTTTTTGCGTACATGCTCCATCGGCTCGGATTATGTTAACCTCAACATATCCAAGCTCTTCCGTGCTTACTCCAAAAAGAGCATCAACAATACTCGTCCCCTTGTCTTTTTCTGTTTCGGAGTTAAAGATGGTTTTATTGCAACGATCGCAGAATATCTTTTGCTGAATCATGTTGATTCTCCTCACTTAAATCGTCATTGTTGACTTTAACTATCCTTAATTTGGAAATCGCATTGTAATTAAAATATAGAATCCGTTATTTTAATTGTCGCTCATTATTTAAAATAAAGTTTAGTTAAATCGTCATTGTTGCCTTTGTTCAGGTCCATCATTATTCCTCCTTATCATAACACCATGCTGCGCGTACAATCTGAACTACATCCTCTTTGTTTTCGTTCGGCGAAATAACAGTATAATTATCAATCTCATAATTCGGAACGCGTCCTTTTTCCCTGCATTCAGAGGATTTCCTGCATCCGGTGCATACCGTTTTAATGATTGCATCCATATTTATCATCACTATCACCTCTTCTTTTCCTGAAAACAAACTTAAATGCTTTCCAAAATGCTGAAAATAATTTGCTTAATGTTACCAATGCTATAATCAATAAAGAGCCAGGCAAAATCAAAACAGAGATAAAAACAATGGCCACAATTATACCAACACGATTGATTTGATCACTGTAGGTTTCATAAAAATGTGCTGCAAACCAAAAGGCTGTATCATATGACAACTCATCTATGTCCTGCATAGCAAATATGATCTGAACAATTCCTCCAAATAGCCCGCCAAGAATAGCCCAGGCAGCGATTACGTGAATCATTCCCACTTCACCGACCTTCCCCTTTTGTCCAATCGTCAAACGTTGGCTCGTCTTCTGCTTCCTGCTCTTTCAGCAGTTCTTTTTTAAGGCATTTCAGTGCTGATTCAGCTTTCCACTGCGGCTCTTCTTGTGCTTCCTTAATCATCTCGTCAATTAGCGCTAATATCCTCTCTTTATCAGCCATCCCATTTCACCTTCTGACCGCAACGTCCGCAATAATTCGGATAATCCGTTTCATTCAATTCGATAAGGCAGTTTGGGCATCGTCCACATCTTCCACTATCGGTAATCTTATTTACTTTGATTTTTACCGCATCCTGCTCTTTCAGCAGACATACACCTTCCATCATGCTCTGTGCCGTCTGATTCAGATTCTCAATTTCTTCCTGTAGCTCTTTCAGCAGTTCAAGCGTATCCAGAGCGAGCACCTTTATGCAGCCAAAATCGAAATCATAATCATGATGCGGTGAAAAGTCATAATAAGGGCACGTATCACATCCTTTATCAAGATTCCAGTTATCGCTTCCGCATGCCTCTAAACCCTTTTTTATCTTCTCAATATCCGGCATTGTTTTCACCTCCATTCCGGCCACCTGTCCGTGATCCACTTCCATTCCCCCGCAGGAATCGCTCCGCAATCCGCTTTTTCCTGCAGGTTCGCCAGGCACTGCCGGAGATAACGGTCATTGTGCCATCCGGAGAAAATACATGGCACATAGTGGAACATATTGTGCCATACCTTTTTCATTGCTGACAAAGACGGCCGGTATCCTCTGCGGATCATCTCATCCCAAACAAAATAACAGTAAGTATTAAAATGATCCCTCGGATACTCCGTAACCTTATTCACAAGCACATGGTTCGGCGAGCCCTTCTCATCGATCTGCTTCGCGATCAGACAGCACTCCCGCCACTGGCCCAGCAGCTGCTGCCGGGGAAGATAGGGGATCAGATCCTTATGCCACAGCCTCATCGGTCATCACCTCCCCAGTAATGCATCCTGGGTGCCGGCGCGCCTTTTCCGGCCTTCCGGGCACTCTCATACAGGCTGATCACATTGTACTCCGGAAATTCGCCCATGCTGATCATGTCCATGTATATCCTGGCGATCCGTTTCCAGTTATACTTCCATTCCCGGTTTGATTTCCATTCCCGGACGATCATCCCGCGCCCGTTGTAGTCGCAGAACCCTCTGAACCCTTCCAGGGTAACAGAATGCCCGCCAACGTTGAACTCGTCCGCCAGGAACATCACAAACCGGTCCGCGTCCAGAAGCCGCTCTGCAGCATAGATCCTCAGGCAGCCGCCCTCATACCCGCTCCCGCGTTTCAGGATCTCCCGCAGCCGTTTCTCCTCGTCTGAGATCTCCGCATCAAAAAACGAAATCTGTATTCCATCCATGTCATCGCCTCCAATCTTATCACAACAATACAATTCTAACAAGGGAAAAGGCCTGGAGCGGAAGCCCCCGGCTTGTTGATCACGCGCCTTTCTTCTGCCGCGCGATGTGATCCGCGATCCGCTGCCGGTTCTTTTCCTCCATCTCCCGGTGGATCTTCAGCCGCTCTCTCATCGTCATGGTGTTTGCCCTCACTTTCTCCGATGCCTGGCACCGGCTACGAGCGGCGTCAGCCCCGCCGCCCGTCTGCCGAAGTCAGTAGCTGATTTTCATAATCCGGTATTCGACGGTGTACTCATTTGGTGTGTCTTTCATGATCTTCTCCTCTTTCATCTCATAATCAACTTTCCGTCCAAGTTTCCTGGCCAGGTCGATCGCTTCCTCCTCATACGCGCACCGGTTTCCCCGGTTCCACTCAAGGATTCCCTCATCGTGGTTGTTGTGCCGGTTGATAGCAACCAGCTGCCCGTAAGAATTGAACCTCTCGACCAGATGATGAAGCATGTCGTTGATCATTTTCTCGTATTCCATGGTGTTTGCCCTCCTTCTCGGGATCTTGTCCCGTCTCGCTTATTATAATACAATTTTAGAATGGTAATGTCAATACGTTAAAAGGAACAATTTTATAAAAAAAGGCACATCCCATCGTCAGGGGATGTGCCTGAAAATCCGCGCCTGTCCTTTGTAGACGATCGTTTTTGTCCGTCGGACGGAGAGGTCGAATTCCTCCGCGAGCTTCTCGAATGTGATCCCGTCAATCAGGCGGCGCTCCAGGATCTTCCTGTCTCTTTCGCTGTGGATGTGTTCTGCGATAATCTCACGGATCTGGCTGTTGGTGTACTCCACCTTCCTCCACCTCCGTGATCCACCGCTGGGCGATGTCCTGCCATCCTTTTTCCCGTTCGTTGTACGAAGTCAAAAACATATATCCAAGGGAAAACATCCCGATGGTCAAAACCGAAACGGAAACGATCAGGGCGATCAGCATCCGGTGGTTTGCTCGGTTATAATGCATCATCGCGTTCTCGTGTAAAAAGAAAGGGACGCAGGCGGTTGCTTTTTCTTTGCCGCTGCAATTCTTACAGTTGTCTTCCATGCTTCTGATCCTCCTTCTCAGCTGCCTGGGTTAACCGTCGCCGTCTTCTTCAGGCGGTTTGTCTTCGTATGCCGGGACCTCGATGTCCATCATTCCGGCGCTTGCCGCGTCGACCAGTCCCTCGCCGATGATATAGGCGATCACGGTCGCGCCGGCCATGATGATGGCGGTCACCTGGACGGCGGTTTCCTGATTCCCTCCGAAGGCGATTATCAGGTTCGTGGCCAGGGCGCAAATGGCTGCCCACAGCTTCCGGCTTGTCAGTTTTCTCTTCCAATCGATTTTGTTTTCCATGCTGCTTCTCCTTTCATCTCTCGATCAAATAGTCGTTAAGGTCCGCCAGCGCTTTGGTCAGCTTGTCGTTTGAATTGCCGTTTATTTCGTGGCTCAAAAGCGCCATTAATGCCCGGCAGATCACTTTGTTTCCTTCCTCCAGCGCTTCTATCCGCTTGTTGTCTTTTCCCAGCTTGTCGTCCACGCTCCGTCTCCATTCTGCTTCGGTCATTCCTGGTTGTCTCCATTCCCTGATCGTTTTGTATGCGTTGCCAAGCAAAACGAGAAAGGCAAGGATGGCAACTGCTACTATAACGAAGTCCTTTATTTGTGAAAGTGTCAGCTGATCCATGGTGGTCATCCTTTCTCGATGTATTTGCTCATCATCCATCCGGTCTTTCCGTCGTATGAAACATAGTCCCATTCGCTCGGTGGTTCTGGTTCCAGGTTGACCTTGCTGCCGGTGTTGATCCGCATGATGACCTTTGCCTTGGTGCATGGGTCCTGTCGCATGGCGACCCGCCTGCCGGTTACGATGGCGTAGTCGCCTTCCTCCCGAAGGTATGCCCGCATCATCCATCCTGTCTTTCCGCTGAATGAAACATAGTCCCAGTCCTTCGGGGCGGTCTCGAGCTTTACCCGCGATCCTTTTTCGACCCGGGTGATGATGTCCGCTTTGGTGGAGGCGTCCTTCCGCAAAGCGACCCGGATTCCGGTAACGATCGCGTATCCTTCCGGGATCGGTTCAGGCTGGTAGTTCTCCTCGCATTTCGGCACCGCCCAATGCGTCCATTTTGCTTTCCGGACGATGCTGTATTCGACTCCGCTGGATGCTTCGACGGTCTGGTCGTTGTATCCAAATCCTGTATGCTGCCATTTGTTGCTCTTGTAAACGAAAAGGCAGACCAGGGTGTCTTTCGGAATGGTGTCTATCGTGCCTTTGTCTTTCCAGTTGTTTTCGTCGCTCCATTGGCTGCCCACCGTCGCGCCCATGAGCGTCCATCCGTAGACCATCTGGAGGAGCTTCCTGGTAAAGCCGCGGCAATCAAACATCAAGACCGGGAGGTTCCATTGGCATCCGTTGCAGCTGCCGGTGATCTTGGCTGTCTGTGTTTCGGTGTCCCAGGTCAGCGCCTTGCATTTGGTGACGATGGTCTTGTGGTCCTTCAAGTAGAATTTGTTCGCGTATTGTGCTCGCTTTGCCGGTCTGCATTCCTCGCCGGTGGCTCCGTAAACGTACGGCCAGCCGACGCAGGCGCAGGCGGCTTGCCAGGCTACCTGTGAAAGCGGGACGCCCTGTGTTTTCAGGGTCGTGATTAAATCCTTGACCTGTTGTTCGCTGTTCATCTTTTCTTTTTCCCTCCCTTCCATTTTTTTGGGTTTGGTCCAAGAACGATCAGCCAGTCAATGATGAAAATGGCCAAAATCGCGCCGGCTATAAAATATAAAATCATGGCTGTCTCCTCGGTTGTGTTCTTCTTCCTGGTGGTCTGCTTTGTAACAATCTGACCGTTTTGGGATATTCTCATTCTTCTTCAATGATTACAAATTCGCCTTTTACTGTGCAGACAGGCGAACCCGTTTCTGGGTCAATTACGAGCTTCTCGCAGTTTATTCCGCAATCGGCATATCCACCGCAATCATACGGGCAGTCTTGGCACTTGTTCATGCTTACTTCCCTTTAATCCATACAATTTGACCAAAAACCATTGTGTTCCGGAAAGGAGTTGTATCAGTAAATGACCGTTTTGTGATATTTATACTATTGTGGGTTATAACAAATACGAAGATTAGCAGAAGAAATATTCGAATTATTTACGCAATAAACTTTTATTGTATAAGATGTTTCTGCTGCATCTGTAACCCACCACACAAAACCATATTCTTGACCCATAGCATAAACACCTAGAACTCTTTTGATATTTTCTCCTGCTTTCGTGGATACATTTATATTTGCAGTTCTACTGCTAAATGATGTGTTATCTGCCGATGCTGTTTTTATTGCATCAACTGTTTTAAATGTCCATGTACCATTTGAATATCCAACATTGAAAATAACACATCCACCAGATACAACTTGAACAGCAAAAGCAGTACTGCTATATCTGGTTAGCACTCCGCTAAATGTCTTGTTAGCAGGGATTCCGGTTGTTGTAAAATTTGTATAAAACGCAACGCTTGCCATATCGCCATCGGACAAACTATTAAACCTTGCAAGCAAAGCAGTTTTTAAGACATCAAGTGATGTGCAATTAGAAACGGTTGTTGTAATATGGTCATTTAGTGCGGTTATCTCATCCCCGACCGCGACCTGGGTCCAATGTCCGGCGGTCCATGCTTCTCCGCCGCTTCCGATCGCGGTGGTGCAGCGGTAAAGGTTCCCCTGATAAATACAGTAGGCTCCGACGGCGTAAGCGGAAGACGTGCTGTAAGTCCCGGCAAAATTCCCGCGCGCTTTTCCAGCTTCCTCGTCGATCTTGTCGCTGTTGCTGTTGATCACGGAAATAAGGGCCTTGTCTGTTCCTGTCGGTTTTGCGAGATCGATTGTGCTTGTGTTGGCCATTTGTTTTCACCTCTCATTCAAAAATTACGAAACCGTCGAGCGCTTCTATCTCGCTCAAGGTTATCTCTGGTATGGTGTCAATTTTGACCCGTGCTGGTTCGATCTCCGGATCGATGTCCATTTCGCCGAGCGCGGTTTTTTCGTCCAGGAATCCTTGCCGCTGGTCGTCGTCTTCAAACTTGATGGTCCCGTTGTCCAGGATCTTCCCGCCGTATTTTTCGGCCAGCTTGATTTCCTCCTCCGCCTGGAAATCCACCAGCTCTTTCAGGCGTCCCTTCAGTCTGAAAAGCGCGAGCGCCGTCTTGCCGGTTGTCTTTCCGCCCATGCCGATCAGGGTAACGTATGCCTTGAGTGCCTGCTTCTGTTTCATGTGTGTATGTCCTCCTCCTTACGGATAATAGTAAACGGTGCAAGGGACCTTGGATGTGGTCGCGTCGCAGGAGCAAACCAGCTGTAAATACATATCCAGGTCAATCGATGAATCGAGGTCAACGTAAATATAAACCGTTGCTCCTTCCTGGCAGAGGTTGATCGCGTTCGCTCCGGATGACTGGGTGTGGAAGTCGTAGGTGGGGTCTCCGGATTGCGTGATGCTGACGTCCACGGCGATCGTTACTTTCACCGCCGCTGCCTGTGCTTCCGACCGGCTTGTGATCTTTGTGTTGCTCAGGTAGACGGTCGTCTGGAAACGCTGGAAAGTACCGGTGTTGTTTTTAATGTGGCCCGTGATCCGATAATCGTACCAGTTCGCGCTGTTCCCGAAAGACAGCGCGCCGCCGCTCTCCTGCATCATGGTAGCGTAGCGCCCGGTGGTCCTGCCGAGGTTCAAATACCCAGAGTCGAGGTTGTATTTAATGCTCGCATCGTAGTACGGCTTAATCATGACCCAGTCGTGCGCTCCGCTCATGTGGGAAACGATGCCCGCCTCGGTCCTCCGCCAGCTGTCCGTGGCGTTCGGGTTCATCACGATGATGTCGTCCCGCGCCCACATCGCGTCTCCGTTCACGGTCAGGCGGCTGCCCTTCATCGCGATGCCCGCGTCTGAAATGTGGACAAAGTTGTTTGAATCGACATCCAGGTTTATGTGCTTGCTGCCGGTAACATCCACGCCGCTGGATGTGATCGAGATCCCGCTCTGCTTTGCATATGAATGATTGTCCGTGTATGTCTCCGCTGTCGCGACAATGGCGTCCGCGGTCTGGTATACGGTGGTCTTTGCAATGTAAGCTCCGGATGCGCTGGCGTTTGCCTGTCGGACGGCTTCCGTGACGATCGAGTCCGCTGTCTGGTAGGTGCTTGTTTTTGCTATAAAGGCGTTTGTTGCGCTGGCGGTGGATTGCCGCACCGCTTCCGTGACGATGCTTTCTGCGGTCTGGTAGGTCAGCGTTTTTGCAATGTATGCGTTGCTCGCGTTCGCGGCCGCTTGCCGGACGGCTTCCGTGACGATGCTATCCGCTGTTTGGTATGTGGTCGTCTTTGCCAGGAATCCGTTTGCAGCGTTTACTCCGGATTGCCGGACGGCTTCCGTGACGATGCTGTCCGCTGTCTGGTAGCTGCTGGTTTTGTAGATGTAGTTCGCGTCCGCGTTTACTCCGGATTGCCGCACCGCTTCCGTGACGATCGAGTCCGCTGTCTGGTAGGCGGTGGTCTTTGCGATCTTCCCGTTTTCAGCAAGTGTGGCCCGCTGGACCTCTTGTGTGATCCGGTCTGCCTGGATGGTGATTTCCGCGGTGTTCTTTTCGATCTTGTCATCGGTGACCGCCTGTTCCTCCGCGATCATGGTGAATTTACGGTCCGTCTGTTCGAGCAGCGTCCGGTTCTGAATCGTCGCGCCGTAGTCCGTTGTCTGAATCCATCCGGTGCCGGTCCATGTGTATACGCTCGCGCCGGCGAGCTCATCCCAGGTCAAATCGGCCAGATCGTCCCAGTCGTATTCCGCCAGGCTGTCCCATGTCCCGTCTCCGGCTGCCTTGGTCCAGGTGTCTCCGGGGGAGAGCGAGATCTGGCTGTCCAGGCTCGGGTCCGTCAGCTGGGTGTAGTTGGCGGTCTTCGCGTTCACGCTGGAAACGGCCGCGGTGATCGCCTGTGCCTGGACCTCCAGGGTCGCGCTGAATTCCGAAACCTCGCCGCTCAAAATGTCGACCGCGCTTTGATCCGCTTTCAGCGTGACCGCGTATGCGGTCTGGTTGATCTGTGTCTGAAGCTCGGAAACGATCAAATTATCAAAAAGGATTTTCCATTCCGTGCCGGTCCAGACGTACATCCGATATTGTCCGGCGACCTGTTCCCAGGTCATCCCGCTCAATTCGTCCCAGGTGTATTCCGCGATGTCGTCCCAGGTGTTATCGCTGATTGGCTGAATCCAGACGTCTCCGGCCACGACGCCCGCGGCTGCTGGTTCCGTCTCGCTGTAGAAAACTGTCCCGTAACCCAGGGACGTGATCCGGCTGTTTATGCCATTGATCGTCTGTGTTATTGTGCTTTGGCTTGTCCAGTTACCGACCACGCTCTGGATATAAGTGTTGCTGCTCAGATCCATGGCGTTGATGTGGGTGATGGTGGCTTCCCGGGCAAAAAGTTTGTCAACGTTTATGATGTTGGCTGTGATTTCGTCCATCAGCGCGTGGCTCGCGTAGATGTTTGTCGTGTTTAAATCCTCAGCCACGATGTCCGTCTCGGTGTAAATGGTCCGCCCGTCCTGTGTATGGCCTGCTTCAATTTCCGCGGCTGTCGGGGTGACCTCCGTCGCGGTGACGTTTCCGCTCAGGTCGACGTCCAGTTTGTAGTATTTGTCGTCGGTCGCCTGGATCACCAGGTCGCCGATCGTCGCGCTTACGATCTGCGCGTATGCGACGGAAAGTCTCGGGATAAAGAGTTTGTTGGCCACGCCCTCCTGGATGACTGCTTGTCCGACGTAGGCGCTGCTGGATGAAAGTTCCTTTACATGCGCGTAGTCAATGTCGGCCACGGCGATCTCCGCTCTCGCAATGTTGGCGGTCCCCAGGGTCGCATTGATCGCGGTCAGGTCGCTGGTATCTATCTTTTGGGCGTTGATTGCTCCGGCCGCGATTTTTGCGGCGGTCACAGCGCCCGCATCGAGCTTGTCTGTCGTGATGGCTCCGGATGCGATTTTCTCCGCGATGACAGCGCCGGCTTCCAGCTTTGCGGTGGTCACCGCGTTCGCTGCGATCTTGTCTGCTGAAACCGCGCCAGCTTCCAGCTTGTCCGTGGTAACAGCTCCGGCGGCCAGGCAAATCGTCGAGATCGATCCGGCTGCGATGTCCTCCGCGGTAATACTGCCGGCGATAATCTCATGGATGCGCGCGGTGACCGCGGTGATCGAGTCCGCGGTCAGGGCATCTATCGTGGCTGCTGCGAAGTGGGCGTATTGGATGACACTCTCCCCGATGTCCTCAGACTGAATAGCGCCCTCCGCGAATGATCCGGCCAGGATGGTCTTCAGGCGGATGTTTTCTCCGCTGACTTCCGGAACCTGCCAGGTGGCTATCTTTCGTGTGCCGTTCCAGTTTTCCAGTTTGCCGATGGTTACGCTGTTCAGCGTCCCCGTCAGGAGGTCGTGCTCGACGCCCACGACCTGTGCCGAGTATGAATATCCGCGGATCGTGTCGTGGATGGTCAAAATGTCATAAAGATAAACCTTATCCAGGTCCCGGTATTGCGCGTATTCCTCCGTGTCGCCCAGGGACAAAAATTCAATATGCATATTGACCGTCGGAAGATCGATGTGGTCCTCTGTAAAACGCTTTTGTCCGGCGGCCAGCAGCTTGTCGTTGATGTTGTCTGCGGTGGTGTCGTCTTCTCCAATCTGGATGCCTGTGTCGTAAAGCTCCACCATGGGGCATGCGTATTCTTCGATGTATTGACTATCGATGTATTTCTTGCCGTCGTTGTCCAGCCAGATAATGTCGCCTTTTTTGCTTTTCCCGTACGGGACCACCCGGGTGGCGACCTCCTCTATCGATTCCGTCCGCTCGACGCCAAG